GAAGACGAATATAACAGAAGTATTTTTGTCAGACTTGAAGAATTAATTGAGATTTCAGACGAAGATTTAAGCTATTTTGGAGACGGCATCTTTTATTGTTTGCCTCGTAACCAATATATAATGGACAATAAAGATAAGATAAGAAAAATCTACAATCTATCTAAAGAAATGCCTAAAATAAATGGCATTCCTTTACCAACTTTTTTAAAAATGAGTTCATGGGATAGAATTAGAAAGACCAAGCCAACCTTAAAAGAAATCATTGATATGACCAAAAAAGAAAGCATTTAGAAAATCCTAAGTGCTTTTTTCATGCTCAGAAAGGAGTAAAACATGTTCATTTGGGAATGGATATCAATCGCTTTTGGGTGGTTGGTATTTTTGTTACTGGTATCTTTTATCTTTTTGTTTATGAAAAATTTAAACAAAGAGTTCAAAAAAAGAAAGTAGGTGATCCAACATCTTGACTGGCAGGAATAGACTGCCGCTTAATGTTGTTACTTAACCGTATCAGATTTGATGCGGTTTTTTTATTGTCCAAACCGTGCTTACGACATTAAAAGGCGCATGAGTTCGAGGGGGTTGCTCGTAAAAGCGTAGAGAAAGGAGCCAATATGGCAGAAGAACAAACACAGACGGTTGAACCACAAACACCGGAAACAGTAGAGGAACACGCTAGCACTCCGAAGCAAGAGCCGGAACAAATGGTGTCAATCGCAGAGATGCAACGCAGACTTGACAAGCAAGAAAAGAAGCACGCTCAATCGACACAAGAAGCGATTGCCAAAGCTTTGGAAAAATATAAAGCGGAAACGGAATTATCAGGTAAAGAGCTTGAAGAATACCGCAGAAAAGAAGCTGAAGCTGAAAAACAATCACTACTTGATAAAATCGCCGGACTTGAGAAAGAACAAACCAAGCGAGAATTGACAGATGAAGCGATTAAGACTTTATCAAGTCGTAAGTTGCCCGTTAATGATCGTGTCCTTGCTTTTGTCGTAAAAGACACGGCAGACGGCACACTACAAGCTATTGCAGACTTTGAAAGCATTATTAGTGAAATCAAGTCTGAATATACACAATCAGAACCGCCCGCAGTAAGTACTGCTTTTGGTGGTTCAAAAAATCAATCAAGCGGAGAAATTTTCCGCAATTCAAGAATTATCTAAAGGAGATTTTAAAATATGACAGTACAAACTTTTAACCCTGCAAAAGTCCTTGTTTCACAAAAACCGGACGGAACACTTCACAAAGAGTTTACAGACATCATCATGAAAGAAGTCGCTCAAAACTCTATCGTGATGCAACTTGGTAAGTATCATGAAATGGACGGAAAACAAGAAAAAACAGTCCACGTTCAAACTGACGGCGTTTCAGCTTACTGGGTAAATGAAACAGAAACAATCAAGACTGACAAGCCTGAAATCGTACCAGTAACGCTTCGTGCTCACAAACTTGGTATCATTCTTCTTGCTTCTCGTGAAGCGCTCAATTACACTTGGGAAAAATTCTTTGAAGACATGAAACCACAGATTGTAGAAGCGTTCTACACTAAGATTGACGAAGCCGGACTTTTGGGATATGAAACACCATTTGCGAACTCAGTCGCTAAGGCTGCCAAAGATGCAAGTAAAATTATTGGCGGACCAGTAACTTATGAAAACATCTTGAAATTGGAAGATAAACTTTTGGACGACGACATCGAAATCAACGCTTTTGTATCTCGTGTTTCTAACCGTTCAGCTTTGCGTGATGCTCGTGACGGCGACAAGAAGACTATTTACGACAAGGACACAAACAAACTTGACGGAACAGTTGTTGTTGACATGAAATCAAAACAATTCAAGAAAGGTGACTTGCTCGCTGGTGACTTCGACCACCTTATCTATGGTGTACCTTACAACATCAATTACAAGATTTCAGAAGAAGGTCAAATCACGACTGTTAAGAATGCAGACGGAACTCCAGTAAACCTATTTGAACAAGAAATGATTGCTATCCGTTGCACAATGGACATCGCAGTTATGATCACTAAGACAAACGCATTTGCTAAGTTGACAGATGCGACAAACGTCTAATCTTGAAAGGGGGTATTAAATGGCTTATATCGTAACAGAAAACATCATTGATACCAAAGACAACAATCGACTATACGAGAAAGGCGAGGTTTTTCCTCGTCTTGACTTGAATGTGTCAGATGCTCGCATTAAAGCGCTTTTGAAAAAAGGCGTTATCGAGTCAGACGGGGCGCAAGGTGACATTGTATTGCCTAAAGATGAACCCGTTGAAGAAATCGAAGAAGAAGCAGGGGAATAATCATGGATAATGCCCAACTTGCTAAAATCAAGCGTCGGTTGGGTATTGACCTTGCCGACACAAAAGAAAATGACTTGTTAAATGATTTAGTTGAAGATGCTGAAAGCTACTTCAAATCGCTTACTGGTTCGGTATATATCGAATCTAAGTATAATTTCATGATTGAAAACGTTGTTTATAAACTTTACGGGCGCAAAGGTTCGGAAAGTGTATCGAGTGAAACGGTTGACGGTTATTCAGTAACCTATCAAGACTTTGACAACTTATTCAAGCCTTACATGGCTATTTTGAATAAAGATTTTGGTCTTGATGGTTCACAACGCCAACGAGGAAAGGCATATTTTCTATGAAAACACCTCACAGAATTACGCTTGTAAGAGGTAAAGGCATTGCTAAGTACAATCCAGTAACGGACACTTACGACAGCCAAGCTGAACAATCCGTAGTCGTTCCATGCTTTGTGAATTTTATCCAAAAAGCAAAGGTTTTCGAGTTATACGGCAATCGTTCCGATGTCGTCATGATATGCAGATTTCAGCAAGAACAAGAACCGTTCTTGTATGCAATCTATGACGGCTTCAAGTATGAACAGATTGATAGCGTAGAAGCCTCTAAAAGCGCCGTAAGGCTCAAAAGGACGGTCAAGGTATAAATGGGCGCAAGTATTGAATGGCACGGCCTAGAGAAGCTAACAAGCACGATATTCAACGCACACCCTAAAGCAGTCGAACAATCTATCCAAGTATTGAAAAACAATGCTGAAAGAGGGAAAAAGACTGCTCGTGATTTAGCGCCAAAAAAAACTGGTTTCTTGAAAGACCATATCAAAGTTTCATATCACGGTATGGAAGCATGGATAACGGGTAGCGCAGCATATACGGGTTATCAAGAATATGGCACACGCTACATGGCCGGAAAACCACACTTCAGACCAATGCTTGAACAGATTACACCGGAATTTCAAAAAGATATGACAAACGTTATGAAAGGAGCGTTTAGATGACACCTAATCACGATCTATTCAGAAAGATTTTTGCTATTAGCGATGCAAGGGTTGATACATACGATTATTTGCCCGGTGCTGATACAAAATATCCGTTTGTCTATATCGGAGAGAATAACGGCTCAGACACGCCCAATAACGACTTAATCGGTATGGCACGGCAGACAGTCCATATTTACGGAATAAGAGCGCATAGAGCTAAAATAGACAACATTTCAGCCTATCTTGAAAGTGTATTGAAGCATTTGAAAGACGGGGATGAGTATAACTTCAATCACAGAAACACAGAAAAACAAGTCATCGCAGATAATACAGATGTCCAGCCTTTACTTCATATCGTGCTGGACTTTACTTTTAATTACACAAAAAAGGAGAAATAAATAAATGGCAGAATTGATTTTAGGAAAAGACGTAATGGCCTTTTTCCGTCGTTATGCTGACCGCACAAAACAAGATGCGGGCAAGGTACGCTTCCAATCTGAATTGTCTATCAAGTCAGAAAAGAACGTAGAAAGTACAAAAACAAAAGACGGGGTTGTAAACTCTATTTCAGACGGAGAAACAAGCGGAGAATGTAAATCGCTTGCTTACCGTGAAGACGGCGAAACCGTGAATATGTGGAAAGAAATGCGCAAATGGTTCAAAGCCGGCGATAAAATTGAATGTTGGGTTGTTGACCTTGGAAGCAAGAAACAAGTTGGCGGAGTTGATAAGTACGACGTTGAATACTATCAAGGTTATTTCAAAAACTTTGAGATGTCAGCACCAGCAGATGACAAGGTTGAATTGTCATACGAAATCGCTATTGACGGAAACGGTGTCTTACATACTGACAAGCTAACAGACACGCAAAAACAAGCGGTTGAGAGCGCACAATACAACTACCACACACTTGAAAAAGAAACAGACGGAGCGGGCGTTCCGGTTTAATAGTGGTATTTACAAGGGCAATTTATTTGCCCTTTATTTTTTTACTTAAAAGGAGAAAAACAGATGATTTTAAAAATTGGAGAACGTGACTACACACTACGCTTTGGACTTGGTTTCTTACGAGAAATGAACAAGCTACATTCTGCTGAATTGGAAGGTATGAAAACTGGCTATGGTGCAATGACTTTGTTTAATGCCGGCCAAGCGCTTAATGATCCAATGGCCTTTGTAGATATTATCAAAGCCGGGACAGTAACCGAAAATCAAAAACCAAGCAATGAAGCGATTGAAAAATATCTTGAAGACTTGATTTTGAATGACGAGTACGACAAGACAATCAATGAAATTGTGGCAGAGTTAAAAGCATCTCCCCTACTCAAAAAAGCAATGAACCTAGTCGAGTAAGGGAAAATCAAGGTTCAGACTTTGGCTATGATGAAGCAATAGCCTTGCTTATTGCAAGGCATAATATGACCTTTAAAGAAGCATCACGCACTACGCTAGAAGAATTTGAAATTTATAATACTGCTTATCTCATTCAACAAGAAGATATGCGCTATCATTCAGCAATTCAAGCATGGTTCAATCAAACCGTCCAGGCAACCAAAGGGAAAGGCAAAAGCGCAAGGTCAGCGTATAGGACGTTTGACGATTTTTACAATCACAAAGACGAGTTTGACAAGATTTTCAAAAAAGATGATGATGTCGGACAAGTCAAACAAAAGAAAATGAGCCTTGCTGATAGAAACAGAAGGCTTAATCAATCTATGAGAGAAAGGGGGTAACTAATGGGAGTAAATTTCGACGTCACTGCGATTTTAAAAGCTAACGTCAAACCTTTTAACAACGGCATGAAAGAAGCACAAATGACGTTGCAAAGTCTAAAAAATCAAACCGGAACGACTCTTGACAAATTAAGTAGTAGTCTTTCTGCGGTTGGAATGTCAGCTATGAAATTGGGTGCTGGTATGACCGCCGGGCTTACAACTCCAGTTGTTGGCGCTATTGGTGGTATTGTCAAATCATTTGCAGATTTAGAACAAAACTTGGGTGGTACTGAGGTAGTATTCGGTAGTTTTGCCAAGACGGTGCAGAATGACGCTCAAACCGCTTATAAAAACATGGGTCTATCAGCATCTGATTATATGGCAACCGCAAACAAGATGGCATCTCTATTTCAGGGTTCAGGTATTAGCCAACAGAAATCACTGGATTTGACGTCACAAGCCATGCAAAGGGCTGCTGACGTAGCATCAGTTATGGGTATTGACACGAGCATGGCTATGGAGTCTATTGCGGGAGCGGCCAAGGGCAACTTCACAATGATGGATAACCTTGGTGTCGCTATGAATGCTACTACTCTTGAAGCCTATGCTTTAGAAAAAGGCTTGAATTTTAAATGGGAAACGGCAAGTAACGCTGAAAAAGCAGAATTGGCTATGCAGATGTTTATGGATAGAACTAAGCAATTTGACGGAAATTTCTTGAAAGAGTCAGAAAAGACAGTTTCAGGTTCGTTAGGTGCTATGAAAAGTGCATTCCAGAACTTTGTAGCAGGACTTGGAAACCCCGAAGCAGATATTAAGCAATTGATGGCCAATCTTAAAACGACCATTGAAAATTTCGCTAAAAATGTGAAAACGGTTCTTTTGACAATATGGGATAATCTACCACTTGCCCCTTGGCAAAAATGGTTAGGACTAATCGCAGTATCAGCTGGACCAGCTTTAGTTGCTATTGGCGGGGTTGTTTCTATTGTCAGCAAGTTTATAGGTGCTATCAGCTTAATAACTGGCGCAGTTTCTAAAGTTTCAGCATGGTTTACTTTGCTAAACTCAGGCGGTAGCGCATTAAGTGTAACGTTTGCCAAAGTTGTGGGAGTTGTTTCGTCTTTGGGCGCACCATTCCTTGCAGTTATCGCAGTGATAGCAAGTTTAATTGCTATCTTAGTCGGTGTATATAACACAAGCGAAGAATTTAGAAACAAGGTTAATTCAGCATTTGAAGCTGTAAGAAGCACAGCCACAAGTGCTATTCAAGAAGTTGTTTCATTCGTCATGGAGCTTTTCGGTACTTTGATTTCTTGGTGGTCTGAAAATCACGAACTTATCGAAAGTGTAGCGACTAAGGTTTGGAACGCTATTAAAACAGTAGTTGAAACAGTAACCAATTTCTTAGCACCGTTCATTGAAGCAACTTGGAATAATATTGTGGCAGTCGTATCAGGTGCTTGGGACATTTTAAAAGTTGTCATTGAAACTGCTTTAAATCTTATCCTTGGGATTATTAAAGCTGTTATGCAAATAATCAACGGCGACTGGTCGGGCGCTTGGGAAACAATCAAAGAAACCGCTGGCAAGGTTTGGGACGGTATCAAAAAAATCATTGATACTGCTATCAATGCCGTTTGGAACTTTATTCAAACCGGCTGGGAAGGTATCAAGAATGTTGTTGGTTCAACACTTGAATTTATTAAATCTCTTATTCAATCTGGTTGGAATAGAGTTTTAAGCATTATTACAAGCGTTGGTTCTTTAATCATTTCAGCAGTAAGAACGGCATTTAATAATGCGGTTGCAGCCGCTCGTGATTTTATCAGCAACGCTTACAATGTCGGACGTAATCTTATTATGGGATTTGTCAACGGTGTCAAAAACGCTGCAGGCGCTCTTATTGATGCCGTTGGTGGCGCTGTTAAAGGCGCTATAAATTGGGCAAAAGGTTTGCTAGGTATCCATTCGCCTTCACGAGTTTTCCGTCAATTCGGTGAATACACGGACGAAGGGTTCATCATCGGGGTTAATAACCGAGCAGGCGCAGTCATGAAATCAGTCGGAAACATGGCGCAAGGGG